GACCTGTCCTTCGGCAATCGTGCAACCATGCGTCTGCTGGAAGGACCTTTCCCCGACTACAATCGCGTCATCCCAACCATCTCCGAAGAGCGGTTCAAGATCGAGGCCGAGCGGCTGTCCGACGTGACCTCACGGGCTCTGCCGCACACCGATCGGCTCTCGCACCAGGTCAAGATCTCGGTCAGTCCCGCCGGCATCAAGGTCTCAGCCGAGCATCAGGGATTGAGTACGTTCGAGCAGTCGATCACGCCCATCTCATGGAACCCCGACCCGTTCGTGGTCGGGTTCAATGGGAGTTACTTGCGAGATGCTCTTCTGGTCTTCCCCGGAGAGGTGGTCTCATTCTCTCAGGACCAGAACATCGTGGCCGGCATGCTCCGCACCGATACCGACCCGGATCGGTGGGTGCTCATCATGCCCGTCAGGCTTCCGGAGACAGCTCCCAAGGAACACAAGTGTCCTGAGTGTGGAGCTGTAACCGAGGAAGGAGGATGCCCCACCTGCAATCCTCCGTGCCCCAACGCCGAGGAGAACACCGATGTGGAATCCAGTTCCTGAGTTTACCCGAGAGAACGTAGCTGCCGGATCACGGCTCCTGGAATTGTGGTTGGGCACGGTGAACCGTGCCGGCTACGTGATCCCCCCGCATCTGATTGGAGAGATTGCACGCCTGGCAATCAGAGTCGTTGGATGCCCCGTGGGACCTAAGATGCGCGTGCCCGGCTATGAACCGGAGGAACCCGATGCCTAGTCCCCTGCGATTCCTCTTCATCGTGGCCCTGGACCTGGCCCACGAACAGGGGAAGGTGACCCTTTTCCCCTACGCCCGCACCACGGGTTTGCCGTGGCAGGACGCAGAACTCATGCTGGACTCCATGCAACACCGGGGACTGCTCGAGGCAGTCCCCGGCAAAAGCCGCAATAACCCAGCCTTTCAGCTCACGGACCACGGAAGGCGGGTGCGGAAGACCATGCCCCGCAGAGACTTCGCAGCTTTCTACCGGGATTGTAGATTCTACGCTTGACGGAGAACCACAAAGGCAGTACGCTCCACGTCCTACGAAGGGGAAAGGAGTTACCCAATGACTAGCAGATGGGTACGAGGTTTCGTACTGGTAACATTTACTACTCTTCTCACAGTTCTCTTCTGGATCATCCTTCGTTACTGGTATCAGTTGAGCATCCGGCCCTAAGGGGCCGGATGCTTAGTCTTCATAAGGGGTACTACGTGGCAAGACGGCAGACCTACCCATTCTTCAGACTCCGATTCGAGTTGGTGGGATGGACACCACGACCAACAGACGGACATCACATGCGAACCCTGTTCTTCTCCAGGTCGATCCGCCTCCCCATCGACCTGAACGAACCTCGAGGAACGGTTTATAGAATCATCTCCAGTCTGAAACGGGCGGGTTTTACGTTACCCGACCACACTGAAGATACATTGGTCCGGGACTTTGAGATGGGACAGGAGAGATTGAACGAGGCATGGGATAGCTATCATCCAGTCAACCTGCCGGCGGCACGCCGCACCCTGCGTGGTGTAGAGATACTACCCACGACATTCATCGCGGATCCGCGCGTCCGGGCGGTCTTCCTGGCTGTCAAACACAGCTCCAGAATCAGCCTCAAGGTTCGAGATAGGCTCTGGCCCTCCGATCTGGCGAAGTTGCCCGAGGACGCGATTGCCGCGTTGTATACAGCCTATGTAAAGAAGGATAAGCACGTGCGTTCCTGGCTTGAGGTGAAGCGGAAACTCAACTGGGCGAGTTACCGTTGCGGCGTGCCGAAGTCGATCTTCAAGAAAGGATGGCGAGGACACCATGCGCCTGAAGGAATCGTGGATCGGTGAGTTCATCCGTCACGAGGGACAGGAAGATCGTCATACCTGCAACCAGTGTGGCACGGATGGACTATTACTGAACCGAACCAAGAACGCCTGGTACTGTTTCGGTTGCTGCGTGGGTGGAATGTTGGACGCTCCGATCGGTGAGCAACCCCAGCCGTCCAAACTTCTACCTCGGCAGGTCAGTCTGAGAGACGTGCTCCAGGCAAGTTTCTACATGCCGGTCCTGTTGGAACGCACAAGGATCGGGATTCCACCAGGGAATGTGGTGTTGAAGTCTTGTCGTGAAGTGGGTGGTGTTTGGTATCCGGTGCTGCTCGACGACGGAAAGGGACGGTTGCTATTTTATCGGGGAATATGTCCCAGCGCCTTCGAGAATTTATGTTGTGGGATCCGGCCCAAGCGTTTCGATTACCAAAACCCACTGGAATCTGAATGTTACTATGCCGCCTGGGATCTCACCGTGCAGGACGGAGATGAAGCCGGAATCCTGATCTACCAACCCGATCATCCGATGCGCTACCGCACCGTCGGGACTCGAGGACTGCTGCTCTTCGGAGACATGAAGAAGGTGCGGGTGTGCATGATCGTGGAGGGTCTCTTCGACGCCCTGGCGATCCTGGCGGCGTACCCAAACCGTGAGGACCTCGTGGTTGTGGCTACGTTGGGCAAGGATGTCTCTGACTACCAGGTGACTCTCTTGACTGAGATGAACTGTCCCAAGATCGTGCCCCATGCCGTGACCTACGTCGTGGGCCTGGACTCGGACGCACGGCTCCAGGCCGTGGAGCTGCTGCTGAAACTGATCCCGCACGGGGACGCACTCGTGCTCTTCCCACGTCAAGGCAAGGATTGGGATGAACTCTATCGTATGGCTGGGGGTGTCTCATGCTTGAGAAACCAGATGGGTTTCGTGTTGAAAAGGCGGGTGGACTGATCTTCCCACCCTGGGAGAAACTCACGGTGCGGGATGGGAGAGTCTACGCAGTGGTCTATATGCCCATGGAGGTGTCCTGGGATGCTGGAACGAAAAGCAATTGAGGAACGCGCACGGGAAACCGTGGCTACTCCCAACGGAGCAGAAGTAGGCGGGGAGGGTGGAGACGTGAAAGCGGAGGGCCGACTGATGGACCACGCGGAATTGAAACGGTTGTGTGAGGTGCAGATGCGCGAACACTTGGGGCATACGATGAACAAGACTACGGGGCTCTGCTACAACGAGACCTGCAACATCGCCCGCGCGACGCTCGCCCTGCTCGATGAGCGGCGGTGGAGGAAGTGCGAAGAGAAGATGCCGGAGTCGCGGGATAACGTGCTTGTCTGTTCCGGCATCTCGGGTCGGAATCTCGGCTGGTACAAGTCAGAAAGCAATCAGTGGTTCGACGTGGTTGGATGGGAGATTAGGTCTGTTACGCACTGGCAGGCGCTTCCCGCGCCGCCGGAGGGAACATGAGCCCCTCCCGCGCCACCATAGAAGCCTGGGCCGCGAGCCGGGACCGGGGGCTGACCATGGCCCCGCTAGGATGCGACGTGGATGAACTGCTGGAGGCGTACCTGGCGCTGCTCGATGAGCGGGACCGCCTGGCAGTCAACGCCGCACGCTGGCGGGCGATGATCCGGAGATCAATCACACGCTCGGATGGGGAGACGACGCCGAGGTGACAGCCGCGATCGACGCCTGGATCGCGCGGAAGGAGAAGGAGGCCAAGCCATGACGCGACGGGAGGAGATGGCCCTGGATCTAATGGCGCTGGTCTCGAAAGAGACGGGCGACATCGTAGCGGCGAGGGTGCGACTCAATGTGATAAACGCCTTCCTCACCAAGTGGGCGAAGGAAGACGCCCTCACGCGCGTCGAATCCGCGCTGCTCAAGCTGGTGCAGGTCGAGGCCATGAGGGGGATGCACGCCATATTCGACTCAACTATGCATCCTAGCAGCGAGGAACTCGCGGAACGATTCCAACGATCCGCTGAATGGGCCGCCGCGCGGGAGAAGGAGACCGAATATGGGAAGTGAGAACTGGCTCGACTGCCCGAAGTGCGGGCACGAATGGAAGTCGCCACCGGACGATCAATGGACCCGCATCGCCCTCGCGCTGAGGGTCCTGGAGGCGGTGGAGCGTGCATCTGCGCTGGCGGACGAGAATGGTCTGGCCTGTGATTGCTGCCGCGAGATCCTGCGGAGAGCGGAGGAGAAGCCATGAATGGTAACTACGTTCTTGAAGGCAAGACCCCGCGCCTAGAAGCGGATTCCATGAAGCGCGCCGCCGCCCGGTACGCGAAGTGGGAAGCGAAGCAGAATGCCCCGCAATCCTGATTGCCGTGGGTGCCCGCTGTTCTCCGGCAACCAAACGGTCTGCCTCTGGGGGCGGGGGAAGACCGATCGCCCCTACGTCATGTTCGTGGGGGAGGCTCCAGGGGAGATCGAGGACCGCACCGGGATCCCCTTCGCCGGAACCGCTCCGTCCGGAGGTAGGCTCCGGAAACTCATCAAGATGCTCGACCTCCAGGAAGACTGCTACATCACCAACGCGGTCAAGTGCCGGCCCCCGGGAGAAAAGGGGGGCAACCGATCCCCAACCCGGGAGGAACTGGCAAGCTGCCTGCCATTCCTCGAGGAAGAGATCCGCGAGGTACAACCTCGGTACCTCGTGCTCCTGGGGGCGACCGCCATCCGGGCGGTCACCGGGGACCACAAGGGTACCGTCGCGTCGTACCGAGGACGCCGTACCTGGCGCGTGGCAGGAATCCCTGCCATCGCTACCTACCACCCCGCCGCTACCCTCGCCGGCCGAGACCCCGGTAAGCTGGACTACCTAATCCAGGACTTCAATAGACTATCAGACTCCTCAGAGTGGGATCAGGAGAAGTCCGGGGATCTACAACTGCTCTCAGGATGCCCCAGGAAGGCCCCTAGCGGGCCCGCTGTGGCGTTTGATCTCGAGACCACGGGGTTGGACTGGTGGAACCCGGGTGGACGTGTCCTGTGCGGTTCCTGGAGCACAGGGAAGAAGACAGGGATCTTGACCACGGAGGAGGTGCCAACTTTTCTGGGACTCCTCGAGCCGGGTAGGCAGGTGTTGGTAGGGCACAACCTGAAGTTCGACTTGGCATGGGCCCGGATGCAGTTCGGGTTCCGATGGTCCGGAGCCGTCTTCGACACCATGGTCGCAGCCCACATGCTGGATGAGAACGATAATGTCCTGGATCTTGGTGGACTATCCCTGAGGCACACCCCGTTCGGGATCTATTGGGCAGAGACGGAGCCTCTGATCCGGAAGGGCAAGGTGCTGGACATCCCCCTGGACGTTCTGACCCGGTACTGTGGGTTCGATTCGGCTGCAACCTACATGCTGTACGAGAAGTACCGTCGGGATCTGCGGAAGGATAAAGACCTGTTCCGCTGTTTCGGGATGAAGATGCACCAGCTCAAGGCGTTGCTCGAACTCGAGATCGACGGGTTGCTGGTCGACGATGCTCGGGTGGAGGTTCTCTCCACGGATCTGAAGAAGCAGATTCGGTCGAAGTTCCTGGCCCTGCGCAGATTCACGGGCCCGAACGTGAACGTCGGCAGCCAGAAACAACTCGTGAAGTTCTTGTTCGAGGACCTGGGTTTCAGGCCCGAGAAGCTCACCCAGAAGGGTGCTGACTCGACCGACAAGGAGGTCCTGGAACGGCTCCTTGAGCAGTCCTGGCACCCCTTCCAGGCAACAGGTAAGCTCCAGTCCCTCACCCCTAGACAGGCACGGGGATTCGTCCAGAACCTGATCGCCTGGAGGAAAACCGAGAAGCTCCATAACACCTACATCGTGGGCAAGAAGGGTGTCACTTCCGCCCGGGACCCCAAGGGACGTATCCACCCCACCTACAAACTGGCTTCCACGGTCACCGGACGCCTGTCCGCCGAACACCCCAACATCCAGAACATCCCCCGGGAAGCATCGGGGCCCATCCGAGCCGTCTTCGTGGCCCCACCCGGCAAGGTACTCCTCAACGCCGACTATTCCCAGCTCGAACTCCGAATCACCGCCTACCTCACCCGAGACCCGACCATGCTCCAGGTCTTCCGGGATGACCGGGACCTCCACTCCGAGACCGCCCGGCTCATCCTGGGACATGACCCCACCAAGGACGAGCGGCACATCGCCAAAACCTGTAACTTCTGCGTCCTGTACGGAGGGGGGCCGAAGAAACTCGCGGCGGAGTCGGGGCTTAGCCCACACGATGCGTCGGCGTTCATCAAGAAGTGGTACCAGACGTTCCCCCAGGTGGCGGTTTGGCAGAAAGAACAGGAACAGAAGATACTTTCTACTGGACAGGTTCGCAGCCTTTGGGGTAGGATCCGCAGGCTTCCCGGAGCCGTCGTCGCGGATCGCAGGCAATACGAGGAGATGATGCGCCAGGCGTGCAACAGTCCGATCCAGTCCACCGCGGCGGATCTGACGGTGATGGGGCTGGTGGAGTTGCAGTGTGATCTTCCACGGTGCCGGTTCATCGCCACGGTTCACGACTCGATTCTATGTGAGGTACCGCAAGATCAAGTCACATCGCACGCCGTAAAAATCAAGTACATCCTGGAAGACCCCGGCCATATTGCTCGCGCATTTGGCTACAACGTGAAGTTCGACGTTCCACTCAAGGTGGATCTCAGTGTCGGCCCCTCGTGGGGCGAGATGGAGGAGTTGAAACTATGATCCCCGAGAAGTGCGAACACCCCGCAGAGCTGCGTTGGCAATGGAAATAGTGGTGAATGACGTGCATCACTTCGACCCGGAAGAGTTCGATGAAGACCCTTGGGAGTTGAGAAAGGAAGACTACCGAGAGAGGAGGACAGGATCCATGCCTACGAAGAAGAAACCGATTCCAGCCAAGGCCGTCGCTAAGAAGAAGGTTGCTACGAAACCCCCGGTGAAGGTAACACCGGAGGAAACCGAGGAGAAGGTCGTCACCACCCGCACGGTGGGGAAGATCGACCCGCAGGCGGCGCACCAGGCCCTGCGCGGTTCGAGCCGCGCAGGGGGAGACCGCGCCGAGTTCTTCTCCACCAAGGAGAATGGCGTCTATGACATCACCCTGTTCCCTCCGATCGCTCCCCTCGTCATGCCCTGGGTCCCTCGGTGGGGCCACGGCATCCGGCTGGGCAAGCGAGCTGAGTTCTTCGAAGTCTCCGGTGAACGGCAGGACGGATCCGTATGGTCCTTCAAGACTCCTCTCACTTGCATCCACGAGCATGGTGGAGCGGTCTGCCCAGTATGCGTGGTCCAGGACTGGCTCACGGCCAACAGCAAGAGTGGGTTGGATGTCAAACCGGCGTGCCGGATGCTACTGAACATCTACCACAACGCCGGGTTCTACGTCTGGGAGTCTCCGGCGTCCGTAACCCAGCAGATGGGAGAGGTTGCGGAAGGTATCGAGGGCAGGCCGGCTCTCGGATGGGACATCTTCTCGACCCTCAGCAACTGGCGAATCACCCGCCGGAATGAGAAGCGAGGCAAGCGAGGCAACTTCGTGGTTTACGACGTGGAGTATGCCGAGGACCAGGGTCAGGAAGACACTCCTCAGGACTGGTTGGGAAGACTCTACAACCTGCCTGAGGTGATCCGTACCTGGCCCCTCGACGTGATGATCCCAGCTCTCTCCCGTGGGGTCGGTGGGCACGTGCCCCTGCGGGAGGTGTTCAAGCCGTACCCTGAGTTCGTGGAACACCTTCCGTGAAGCAAGTCGAGTTCATCGACGAAGAGGACGGCCTAGGTAAGTACGGGAGATGGACACTTAGACTGTGGTTAGAACAACAGAGGACATACCTACAAATGCTTGGCGGGTGGACCCGAAAGTACATGGCGTCCGAGGTATTGAAGATCATCTCGGAGGCACGGTTCCAGGTGCTGGACTCGAGCATCATGGCACTCCGAAGCCAGATCGACCGACTGGAGAGACAGCGCAAGGGACACTCGCGCTGGCACGCGGAGAAGGCCAAGCTGATAGAGAACCGTGAATCGGTCACGATGGACTTCCTTATGGTGCTACTTGAGTACATGGGACTGGAGATCATCACGGACGAGTCGAGGAAACTCATCACAAGGAAGAAGGGAGACGTATGACCTGGCTATCGGCATCCCGAGAGCATGGATCGCTATCACGGGAGATCGCGCAGAATGTGAAGCTCCCACACCCCGAGCTGGACTTCAAGCCGGGGACGCCTTTGGAGAGACGGGAGATCCGAGTCAGTGAGATGGACAAGTGCATCCGGTACCTCGCCTACAACTGGCGCGGGGTGCCGGTCTCGAACCGATTCTCCGCCACCGCCAAGGAGAAGATGGAGAAAGGGAACCTCATCCAGGACCGGGTGCGGGGAGTCCTAATCCCCAACTACTCCCGGTACTGGGTAATTGGCTGGACACCGGAGCTGCTGGTGCGGCACCACGTCGGAGGCGTGACCTTCACCGGGCACCCGGACGGGTTTCTCTACGAGTGGAGAACGGGTAAGATCACGTCGGTCTTCGAGTGTAAGAGCACGGCCGACTACGGGTTTATCCAATGCTGCCGGGAGTCCCTCTCCAACCCAGACCACTACTCGGCAACCTACGTTCACCAGACCAATACGTACGCCGGCATGTGGAACGAGGCGGTGCCCAAGAACCAAGTCAACGAGATGACGATCTTCGTCTACAGCGTGGGGGGGAAGGAGGACAAGGATGTCGGGGCCCCGTACAAGGAGTTCTGGTTCGCGCACTCAGCCAAGCTCTTCCAGGAAGACAAAACCCGCCTCACGGGACTCTTCCACCAAGTCGAAGCCGATCCCGAGTACGTCCCGGATCGGCCGTACGAACAAACCGATTGGCATTGTACGGGATGCTCCCACTTCGATCACTGTTACGGCATCCGAAGAACCCTGGATCCTGCTGGCCGCTCTGCGGGACCCGGCAACGTGGCAGAGAGTCAACAGTCGGTTACCGGGAGAGCTGTTCCCCGGAGACCTCGGGCTGCTAAGAAAAGTGCTGGATAGCTACTGGTCGAAGGCCGCAACCAACGGGAAGCCGGCCGCGGTCAGCTCCCTGGCGGTACTCGCCAGGGAGCAACTCCGGCCGCATTGGAAACGCCTGCGGCCCCTGGTGCAGAAGTGGTTGAACGTGCCGATCCCGCAGGATCCCGTGATGCGGGGGGCTCTGACTGGATACGTGCGGAGGGAGTCGTTGTTGCTGTTGACCCGACAGATCCTCCAGGACTCGGCCAAGGGGAAGTCCCTGGATCCGGAGACGTACCAGCGGAAACTGGAGAAACTCAACTTCTCGTTCCTGGACGACGGAGACAAGATGATTACCTTCACCAGCAGTCCCGTTACCTACACCCGGGAACTGGTGCGAGGACGTGTCCCGACCGGGATCGGTACCATCGACTCACGGATCCGCGGGGGTCTGGGTCCCGGAGAGCTGGGTGTGGTCCTCTCTCCACCCAAGGGAGGGAAGACGGCAACACTGGTCAACTTCGGGACCCACGCCGCTCTACTGGGGAAACGGGTACTGCACGTCACGCTCGAGATCTCAAAGTTCATGGTCACGGAACGCTACGACATGAGGATCGGCGGACTCAGTACCGAGGAGATCCAAGCCTCAAAGAAGGGAACCCTCCTCGCTATACGCAAGCACGTGCAGGATACGGGCGGGGAGATCCTGATCGTGGACCTCAGCAGCGAATCCGTGACCCCGGATCGGATCCAGAACCTGATCGCTCTCCATGGACCGATCGGACTCGTGATCCTGGACTACGCCGATCTCATGGTGTCATACACGTCCGAGGATCGCCGGGCCGTGCTGGGACAGAACTACCGGGACCTGCGAAAGGTCGGCGTTCGGATGGACGTGCCTACCTGGACCGCCAGCCAAGGAACCCGGGACACGATCGAGAGCGAGGAGTTCGGGTTGCAGAACATGGCGGAGGACATCACCAAGTCCCACACCGCGGACGTGGTAATCTGCATGATGCAGTCCCCCGAACAACGGCAGCGGGAAATCATGCGCGCTAAGGTCGCCGCTACCCGTGGATCGGCCGAGAACCCGATCGCCATGCTCCGCTGCCAATTCAAGACCATGACCATCACCCCCATGGAAGGAGGGTCGAATGCTCCCAAGGTACAACCCAAGAAGATGCGTCGGTCTCGGGGCAGAGATCCGAAAGCGGATGCTCAGTAAGGGAATCACGTATGAAAACCTCATCGAGGAATTCGGGAAGGAGGCCGACAGAGCCGGCATCCCGCACACCAAGGTTACCAAGGCTGACATCCAGAACCTCACTCGTGGGTCGGGACTCTTCCAACTCCCCACGATCCTCACCCTCCAAAGACTCGGGTTCCTCCCGGGATCGGGTGTTCATCCTAGGCATCGACCCAGGAATGGCGAGGACCGGAACCGCAGGACTCCTGGTAGTAAACGGGTTCTACGGGGAAAAAGAGATCCTGAGTCTGTTTAGCTTCGTACCCAAGAACCGACAGGACTTCGTTCAAGTCATCCTGGATCGGTCCGAGGGCTTGGTACGAGAACCTCACGAGTTCGTGGTGATCGAGGAACCCTACTACAACCGGATGAATCCTAAGGGGTACGCTACCCAGGCTGCGATGGTAGCGGTCCTGGAGTACGCCCTGTCGGACATGAGCCATGGCGGATTAGATGTTCGTGGTGATCGACGCCAGATCTTCCGAGTCACCCCCGCACAGGCTCGTACCTCTGTAGGATGCCCGGAAGTGCGGAAGAACAAGGGTCCGGTGGATCCCCACGAACGAGTGCGCTGGAAGAAACAACAGGTGCGAGACGGTCTGTACCACATCTTCGGAAAGGAGAAACTCGATGCTGCCTTGGCAACGGAGAAGAGCCTCTCAGGGAAGGAAGCCTGCTGCGATGCCCTCGCTATCGCCTACGCCGGCTGGATCCTCAACCGAGATTGACACCTGGAAGAAACGCTGGCTCACCTACACGGGTAAACTGATCCAACTTACGGACCAGAACGTGGGCGGGTGGTTCTTCCCACAGGAAGCGGGGATCCTACTCCAGCTCTCGGCATGCCTTCCGAAGGGTAGCCGCGTAGTCGAGATCGGCAGTTTCATGGGGAAGTCGACCCGGTACCTCGCCGCCGGCACGCTCTTCTCCGGCAGCTCGCTCACCTGCATCGACCCCTTCGAGAGCTCCGGAGAGGGGGAACCTGAGGAGATGCAGAAGTTCTACCGCCAGATCGCCCCGGCTGGAACGATGTCCCTCTTCACCTTCAACCTGCGCCAGATCTTCCCGAATGAGGACCTGGACCACGTGGTGGTGATCGTCAAACCATCCCTCAAGGCTGCCAAGGGATGGGGTGACTTCAAGCCCATCGACCTCCTCTTCATCGACGGGAATCACAAGGAAGCCTACGACGACTTCCGAGCCTGGTTGCCCCACATGGCCCCTTGGGGCCTCGTGGCACTTCACGACACGCATTGTGGAGGGATCTATGGAACCAACGGACCCGACAACACCGTCTTCTACGCCTGTCAGCAACATGGGTGCCACGTCTTCGCCGGAGCCGATACCCTCACCATACTCACCCGAGGAAAGCAGGAACCCGGAAACGAGGCCCACGAGTTCTGGCGGACCCGACTGGAAGCCTTCACCGGAGAACGAATCCCCAGACCCGACACCCCAGCCGGCACCGTACCTCCACCGGATGGACAACCCGGGAGTGGTGATCCAACTCCACCCGAACGGGGGCCTCAAGGTTGAGGGGATCGGCGTTCCACCAGAGGAGATTATCCCCGTCCTGGTAGCCGCCTGGACGGAGGTGCTCAGAGACCAGGTGACAAAACGAGCCATCCAGGATATGGTCCCGGTGGTTCATATGGAGGTAGCCCGTGCCACCAATCCGAATGCAAGACCTTCCGGGAACCAACGAGGCAACCTGCTTCTGCCTCGATGAACTGTCCCAGATCCTCATCGAGACCCTAGACTCCCTCCTGGAGTTGGCATCCGAGGTAGTCGGAGACCCGGTACCCGTCTCTAGTGGACGAATCCTCCGCATGGCGCACGTGCATGTGCGCCTGGTGAACCGCTTCGGAACCCAAGCGGAGTCCAAGAAGGCCGGTGAGATACTCGCCGCGATCGAGAGGGCCCTATGATGGATGGGTCGATTCTGCCCTACGTTTTGTGGGCGGAACATCTGAAGGAGGGAAGTCCGATGCCGTACAAGGTGAGCGGGAACAAGGTCATGCACAAGAAGGGTCTGAAGTGGTCGGTGAAGCAGACATGCCGATCCCATGCCGCAGCGGTGGATGCCATGCAGCTCCTCCAGGGGATCGAACATGGCTGGCACCCAACCGGCAAGGGGGCCCGGAAGCAGGTCCCGACGAAGTAAATGATCCCCGGAGACGCTGACAATTGCCTGACTTGTCCGTAGTGCTCCCTGTGGCTCGCAAGCACGGTTGGGCTTGAGCAGTCTCCGGGGGGTTTCTTTACCACCTGAAAGGAGGTGATACAAGAGTGTTTGTGTTCGACATTTTCTGGTGGTTGAGAGGTCTGATCGAAACCCTGATCCGAGCCCTGTCAGGGTAGGACAACCCGGGGCGGGCGTCGGGGACAGGGAAGTCCGGCCCGCCCCACCCAAGGCTTACAGGAGGAGTTATGTGGGGATTCAGAAAGACGCGGGATACCACCCCGCCACGAAAGCTCACCTGCTCGTTCTGTCTCCGCGAGATCGAGGAGAAGGACGATCGGGCAGGAGCGTCCAACGTCTGGCGCACCGTGAGTTTCAACGAGAAGCACGAGCCTGGATACCATGATAAGATCGTCTGCCGTAGGTGCTTCAACGCCAGTCCCAGCATCCGGGAAGAGATCAAGCAGGTCCATGACGAGATCGAACGCCGGGCTACCGCCGCGAAGAAAGAGCGCCGACGCCTGGCAGACGAAGAGTGTACCAAGTGGTTCCGGGAGACCCGGGCCGCCCTTCTCGAAGCCGCCAACCGCACCGGACAGCCAGCTCGAGCACGCCCCCCAATCGAGATTCTGAAGTCCGAGGGGGGAGCCGTTTATATGTGTTCCTGTGGGGCCCAAAACTGGACCGTGCAGGGATTCTACGACTGCTGGTCCAAGGGACACTACGATCTCATCGTGAACCCAGGAGAGTTACCTCAACCGTAAGGAGCATCCATGAAGCGCAAAGAAGTCACTATCGCCATCGAAAACGCCGTCGAGGACAAACCGATCTCCAGCTACGCCTTCTTCGGAGCGTTCGAGGATGGCACCTTCGTCGAGACCACCGGACACGGGACCGTCACCGAGGAGCAGATGCGCCGGATCATTCAGAAGATGCGGCACTGGGCTTCGGCTCTGGGGCAACAGTTGGACGCGGCCCAGAAGGAGAAGCCCCAGGTTGAACTGATGAAACTGTCTCCGGAGGTGTTCAGCATCGCTTCGGAGATTCAGCGTCTGTTCGAGAAGAAGACATAACCGTGACTACTCTTGGAACGATACGGAATCTATTCGATGAACTCCGGACCCGGATGAGCACGATCGAAGCCAATGTGCTCCTGATTCCGCAGATTCTGCACTCGATGAACCACCCAGTCCAAAACGTGGATGCTCCGAACACGCCGAACTCGGGTTTGACGGACGAACTCCTAGCCGCTCTCCGAGGTCTCAGCCGGGTCCAAGCTTCACAGTGCAGACAGCTTGCCCGCATTGAGAAGCTGCTGGAACCACCCCGGCACAAGGACGACTGGAGAACTCACGTTCCCTGTACCCGTTGCGGTGGGACTCCGGTGGTCTCCTGCAATACGACCACCGGAGAATACCTCTGCGACACGTGCGCCGGCTGCAATCCAGGCACCGGACCCCAGTGGCGCAAGGATGAGAACCCCAACAGCTCCGTGTTGAAGTCCTATTTTCCGACTACACCAATCCAGGTGGATCGTCTGGAGAAGGCCCTGCTCCTGCTTCTGGAACGGTCGGATCCATACCGGAACTCGATCTACTGCCCCCCGGTGCCATTCGGCCTAGCACGTGACTCAGGTAGTCCACCTGAGCCCGGAAGCAACAAGACCCCGTGACCAGGTTCCAGAGAGTGCAAGATACTCTCCAGCAAGGTTCTAGGGTGATGGGGCAAAGAGGTTCTTGACGGGCGAAGGGGTCTGTGGTACGACCTACGTCGTCACTCCTTTCGTCACTGGGTTCTCCGGCGGACGCGGGCGGGGTCCTCCTCCCAAATCCGCCGGGGACCCGGGTAACCGGAGGGTCTGAGTATGTAGATGCTGTGTTGCTTCCCTTCGTTGCGGTTGTCACCCGTGGGGGAGCCCCCGGATTCTTCCGGGGGCTCCTCTGCGTTACAGGTACGGGCACGCGAATGACCCGTGGCGCATGCGGTTCCGGAGGAACCGGATCCGGGCGCGGAGGGGGAGGAACCAGACGAGGGGATTCATACCCGCCTGTGACTTTCCCTCGCACGCCCGGCCCGAAGGGAATCACCGACTTCTTCCAGGCTTCCTTTTCCTGGACCTGTTTCTTGCGCCAGGTCTTTCGACTAGTGCGCTTGCGAGACATGATTGTAGATGTTTTGTTCCAACGTACCCATGCGGCTCTCGGTCTGCTCGATCCGCTTGCACGCACGTTCATCCAACGCCCGGATCGACTCCTTGATGTCCTTGAGCTGGGTTAGGAATAGGCCATTGACGATCCCGGTCACAACTAGGATCAGACCCAGCACCCCAATCACCGCGTTCAGGGCGGCGAAGGAGATCTTGACCCCTCCCGGGAATCCGTTGCCATCATCCTCCGCGTGGACTACCTGAAACCGAGACATCCGTGTCCCCCTTCTACAACCAGGCACAGGCCACTACTACCAACCCCACGAACCACCCCAGAAAGAAGGCCAGGAGATCCACCACGTCCCCGAAGGGATGCTTGCCCCCCCATACGGGATGGATCCAGTGGAGCACCGGGAAGATCAACTCCCACGCGATGAATCCGAAGAAACAGATCGGCGCGGAGAACAGAAATGCAAACTTACCGAACAACGCCGAACTCACAGCGAGGGCAATCGCCAGGTATACGTGGGCCAACCGGCCGTCCGTCACCAGAGACCCAGGTTTCAGTTTCCACCAAACGATCCGGTAGACCGAGAGTGGAGATCGGGAGAACATTAGACGTACGTCCAGACCGCGGGACGTACCCCCTCATCGTCTCCGATGTCCAGGTGCAGGATCCGGTTCTCCCGGGGTCCGTGGAGCTTTATCCCGACTCCAGGGAACCCGAACGCCACTCCGAACACGTGCTCCAACAGTCGGTGAATTCGGTGCGTTTCCATACGCCAGAGAGAGATGTCCGCCGCCAAACCCTTCGTGTGGTAGTGGCCCGGGGACTCCCGCGCCGACTCGATCCGATCGTCCGGGATGCTATAGAGCTGCTGTTCATGCTTCCAGCACCGGAACCCGGATGTGACCGGCAGCGGGGTGCCGAACACCTCGCGCAGTTCCAACAGAACGCGCATGAAACCCTCGTCCATCGCCATCTCGTCACAGCCGCAGTGACACGTCATTTCCTCATCCGAGAAATACTTCCAAGGCATCAATCCCCCTCTCCGAGCATGCCCCGCTCGCGTAGTAGTTTGTCCCTCCGCTTCAGATACAAGTTCTGGGCCCGTTCCACGCTGCCGAACGCACCCTTCAACGCCGCCCGGCGCACGCTCCGGCGCATCGACTCCCGCAGCTTCTCGAGTTCGATCGTGAATTCGAGCTGGCCCCGGGAAGCGTCCAGGGGGTACACCCGACCGACCACCAACCGGCCGAGTTGGGCCATGTACCCCACCTCCTGCGGATTGTCCAGGAGCTGATGAATCGTGTTCGGCAGTCGGAAACTGCGGATCACGTGTGCAACCTTGTTCGGAACCTCGATTCCCTTACCCGGAATCCCGATACCCTTCCCGGTGAGCATGCGGGTACGTTCCCCGTGGAGCAGTGAGTTCATCTCGTCGATCTTCCGATCGTTCAAGGCGCTGGTATTCGTCGCCAACTCGAACGGCACCTTCACCAGCGGCGTCAGGGACGACGTGAGCCAATCCATGGCGTAGAAAGCGTCGTGGACATCGGCCAGCGGCAGCCAGCTCTTGAAGGCGAAGTAGAGCCACTTCCCCGATCGCGGGTCCTTCTTGATCCGAAGCGGGAAGTTCTTGCGCATCCAGGACGACACGTACTGCTCATCCGGCGGGGCCTTCTCGGACCCCTCCCAGGTCTGCATGCCTCCATGAAAACGTGCGATCCGGTCCGGACGCCGGATGAGCATCTCGAGCTCGAAGGGCAGGTTGTTCCGGGTCCACGAGTAGAACGGGAACAGTTCCCGCAGGTACCGCTCCGTGGGGGCGAGCCGGTGATAGTCGAAGAAGATCTTCTTCGTCGACTCCACCGCCTGCTCGATCGTGGATCCCTCGCGGAGACGTTGGAGCACGTGCGCCATCCGGATCCGATCGTCCACGTAGGACCCGACACGGAACCCGCGCTCGATCCAGGGATGCTGACCCAGGAACCCGAGCTTGAGCCTCTCCGCGATCTCCGGGGGTGGTGGACCGATGTACGGACGCCCCTTTCGGCCATTGGCAACCCAATCCTGGCGAGCTCCTTTGAGGAGCTCGCGCTCCGGGTTGTCCAGGCCGTACTTGCGTGCATAGGCGATCTTGCGTTCCGTCATCAGCGGGTCTTCTCCGGAGACGACTCCGATGCCCCACCCATCCCGCGCGGCGACTTCCTTCCAGACCTGCTTCGCCGTCCACTCCTTGCCGGTGCCAGGGTTGACGGTTCCTCGCAGCTTCCAGGCATCGGCGGCGGCACCCCCCTTGCGGATCGCGTCCCAAGCCTGCTTCGACCGGAGCACGTTCCCCACCGACTCCACCTGATTCTCGGACGCGAGCCAGTAGTTCCACATGCCCCCGATGAAGTTCTTGGCGTGGTAGGGCCCGAAGATCGCCAGCGTCCAGGCCCGGTAACCCACGTTGGCCGTACCAAAGACTTTTAGGAACGCCCGCGCCGCGGGGCCAATGTTGACATCCGCCTCGTAGTACCGGCGCAGAAACTTGGCGTCATCGGGACCCATCTTCATCCCCTCCATCTCAGGAATGGAGGGAACCGTTACCCACTCCGCCGGAACCGTGGGATCGTCCGCTTTACGGACGATCCCCTTAGCCGTCAAGTCGTCGAACCACTCCTTCGACAGGACTGCCCGGTCGGATCGGATCCCCCGGGCCACGTCGATCTTCACCGGATCCTCGAGGAAGAAGTGCTCCACGGACCCCGGGGGGATCAGTTTGCCCCAACCGTTGGCGTAGACCCAGCGGTTGGCCTCTACTGTGGGCATGGCCGGGATGAGGTTCCCCGCGTAATGGGCATCCTCAGCGTTGAGGGACAGCAGCTTCCGATCCACCAGTTCCCGCGCTACGCGACGGGCCTGGGGCGTCATGGGACGCCCCAGGGACTCGGACAGTACCCGGTACGGATCCACCGTCCGGATCTTCCGAACCCCTTTCCGGAGGGTCTTCATCTGAATAGGTTCGAGGAGTCCCGCGGCCTTCATGCTCTCCAGGCCCACCGGGTCCACCATCCGGAAGCTGCGGGCGATCTCGTGAACGATGTCCGTGCTGGGTGCCCGAGTCTGTCCTCTACGCCCGAAACCACGGGACCAGGAGACACCCTTGACCTTCTCCCAGTTGTCGTAAACCACCTTGAACGCTTGCGGAGACATGATCGACGCCGAGTAGCCAGCGTCCTCGTGCGTCATCAGGCGCGTCTCACGACCCAATCTCTCCCGTTCCTCCACCAGGATCTGCGCATTGAACCGCTTCCGCTTGACCACGATCTCCCGGGTCTGGCGGATCAGCTCATTGTCCGTGGGAGATGCCGGTCCTCCGAAGGACGGAGGTAACCCGAAGTTGTTGATGAGAGCTACCCGGGCCTTCTCGTAGGGACTCTTCACCGCTCCGGCACGGAACACGAGATTCTTCGTCTCGATGTCCCGGGCGAGCTCAATGTAAGGGTGCATTCCCGAGGCTTCGGTGACGGAGCTGCCCAGGCGCTGGTAGGCATCATAGGGGTCCATCCCGAGGTGGTCCGCCCAACGCTGGGCCGCTTCCTGGAGCATCGGCTCCAACTCGTCAATCACCAAGTCACCCCGCAGCCGGCGGGCTCCGGTGATCTTCGAGGCGAGTTCCTGGTGCGTGCGGAATAGGTACGGGTCCACCCCGATGTTGAAATGGAACCTCTGCGCCGTGCCCGTCACGAGTTTGTCCCAGAAGGCCCCCACCTGGCGGGCTCCCATGCGGGACATAGCCTCCTCCGCCACGTGCCCGCGCTGGAGCGCGGAGAGGCCCTTGAATAGAGCTCCCTCCGCAGCCTTCGGGAGGAGTCTCTTCCCAGCCACCGTGAGCGCCGTGCGGGCCCCCAACGCCTCAGCCTTCAGGGGAGCGATCCCGAGGTACGTCAGGGGGTCGACCAACCCACCAAGAACCATGCCTCCAAGGGACCGACCCATCTTCTCCATGGGGGAAACGTACCGGCCCGTGGTAGGGAAGAGGGCGTTGATGATGTCCCCGGCATACACGTCCCCGGCAGCACCCTTACCATGAGGAAGACGTTGTTCCATAGAGGGGTCGATGACGCGGGCCAGGGGGCGAAGAATGGCCGCGGTGCCGAGGCGTTCTCCGGTACCGATCCCCCGGAGGATCTTACCCAGAGGCGTCTTCTCCCACTCTCCAACAGATGTCGAACCCGAGTAAACCGGCTCCTGGGTGGAAGCACCTGAAGCGGTTCGAGGTGGAAGTCTACGGTACAGCACTATCGTTCCCCCCGAACCCGGCGGACCTCGATCTGCGTCCCACCCTTCCCGAGTTGGTACCCCTTGGGGAAGTTGAAGGGACTCACCACAGTCCGTGTTGAACCTTTCCCGAGCTGATACCCCTTGGGGAAGTTGAAGGGACTCACCACAGTCCGTGTTGAACCTTTCCCGAGCTGATACCCCTTGGGGAAGTTGAAGGGACTCTTCGGACGCACCGCCCGCGTCCCACCCTTCCCGAGCTGATACCCCTTGGGGAAGTTGAAGGGACTCTTCGGACGCACCGCCCGCGTCCCACCCTTCCCGAGTTGGTATCCTATCGGGAAGTTGAAGACCTTCTTGAAGGGATTCGTGACCACACGCTGCTCCCCCCAGAGAACTTCCCCAACCAAGGGAGTCCGCTCCGGCACCAGAGGAAGAGACCGCATCGCTTCCGCTACGAGACCCGACTTCGGAGCCGCAAGAGATGGGACGCC